TATCTTGAACAAAACTCATCTTATTCTTAGCGGTAGGGTCATTTTCAACATATTGAGGCTCATTACCAAGCATCATGTTGCCAATGTCGTTTTGTACGCTTTGGAACATCTTTCCAGAAGCAGCAGTGTTATCAAGGATAAGTTCGTCTGCCTTTTCTGGGATAATAGCCTCAATAGCAATACGCACAAGTTGAGTTCTATCAATTACGCCACCAGAATCAATTGGAAGAATGGACTGATTAACAGCCTGTAGTTTTTCCATTACAAAGTCCATGTACATATTACGTACGTCAAACTTTAATTCAAAATCAAACTGGTTAGAAATATCTGTAATGCTTTTTGTTAATGGGAATCCAACAATTCTTTCAATTTCAACTTCATCCATATACTGAAGTGATAACTGAAGCATATGGCTATACACTTCTGAGATGCTGGTTAAGAAGTTATCAACTGCAACTTGCTGAATCATCATAGCATGTTGAGTTGGTTGCTTTTCAGTCATTGCTGATGTTAAGCCAAAGTATTTAGCAACGTTTGTCTCTACGTGGTTAATGACAAGTTCTGCAATGTTTGGCGAACCACGTGGTGGCTCCATCCATTTAATGTCATTTACGTCAGAAACAGCAATTTGTTGTGCAGGACCAATCTTTCCAACTCCACCAAGTCTGCGTTTCATAATAAGTGGAGGAACTGTCTCAAATGAAGTTCTGTCTCTCAATGCATCATGCTGTGCTTTAAGTTCAGCCTGTTCAGTCATTAAGATTTCTGGAATACCACGTGATTCAGAAGTATTCTTTCTGACGTTTTCTCTTCTATAAATTACAAACGGATAATTGCCGTGAGCATATCCAAGTTTTTCGTGTTTAAAGTAAGTTTTATCTCCAGCCTTTGGACAGAACGCTGTATAGTAAATTTGCGGAATACCGTCTGAGTCAATCTGCCTAGTATAAGCGTAGATAACCTCAACTAAGTTGTTGTTTCTATACAACTGCTTATTCATCTGAGCAGCACGTGGAATAATGTTAGGGTCGTTATACCAAGACTGTTTGCCAGTGGTTGTAAGGGCTACATCAATAGCACTTGAGTCCCAGCCGTCTGCATTCTCCATAGAACGCAACTCAACTTCAGTCATAAACAGTCTTCTGAAAACAACACGTGCTTTCTGGAACTCAATTGTTTCTGGAGGGAAGCCAATTTCATCCCAAGGCTTTAAAGCGGTTACTGATGCAAGGTTTCTAGTAATTGTTTCTTCGTAAAACTTTGTTGAACCTGTTTCACGCAACTCTCTAACCATTCTTTTAATTTCAGACATTTTAACATTAGGCATTTTTTGAGCAATAATGCTAATTGCCATGTCTTCTGTTTCTTTATTTTGAATGTAAGACGGAAGCATTCCAATAATGGACGATTCAGCCCCTTGTTCTGACGATTGTGAAATTCTGATAATGTCTTCAACTGAAAATGATTGTTCTCTAAGTCCAATTTGTTGGTCCCAGCCTACATGAATAGCAGACCATCCGTATTGATTTCCGTATTGTGAGTATAATTCAAACTCTCTTCTGATGTCTGATTTAAGTCTACCAGTTACGTGCTTCATGAGTGCTTCCATGCCAGCAGCACTTTGAGCGTCATCTATCGACTTACCACTTACGCCCATCTTTGCCATTTTCCATGCATTAATTAACATGGCTACAGTCTCATTAATTACTCTGTCAATTAATCTAATTCTTACATCAGAAGCACCATCAAATGGAGCAGTTGACTTGCCTTCTTTTGTGTCATGCTTTTTTCCGTCAACAGTTTGACCTTCCCATCTGCAAAAACGTAAATCGTCATTAGCAATTAACTCTCCAGCATTTGCACCGTGATAAAAACATCTCTGCAATTCATTATTTAAAGACAATACATCTGGGGTATCAGATGCATTAGCAAGCGGGTCACGATTCAAAGAGTTTTTATAAGAGTCTTCCATTTTAATAAGTTATTGTTTTGTTTAAAAGTTTAGATTTAGTGTTTACGAATTCTGGATGCATAACAACTAAATACCTTAGTGCGTCAATTGGGTCTTTTGTTGCACCTTTGTCTTTATCTGCACCTGTCCACTCTTTCATGCAATAAATAAGGTTTTTGCAGTTTTCAGAAATAAACAGTTTTGGCTGATTTATTGGACTAATTTCCTGCGTGTAGTCATACGACAGCAAATCATTGATAATTGATACACCCTGCTCAATAGCCACACCAGCGGCAGGAGCAACAAACATTGGTTTATCTCCACTCTCAAGAAGTTCGATAAGGGATGTTCCTCCATCTCTGCCAACTGCCTGTGAAGCACCAGCACGTGGGTCTATCCATCGCTCTTCAATTTCTTCACCAGCCTCTAACTGCCAAATGGTTTCTTTGTAGTCATCAATACCCATACCAGCACCATTTCTCTGTGCTACACCTTCTTTGCCATCTGGACTTTCAGACGGTAAAGCCCACTCACCCATTGAGATGTCTGGGTATTCACGGTAAATGTAAACGTGACCTTCTTCAGTCACTCTGCCCCATAACAAGAACCAGTTTCTAGCACCAGCAGGGTCAAGCGTATTGTAATTTGTTCCTTTTTGTGGAATTTTTTCAGCAGGAATTATATGTATGTCTCCAAACCTTGGGAACTGTGAGCCTACCGTGTTCTCTGCCCATCCGTATGCACGAATCTTAATTTCATGGTTATTCTTCCCTGTAAGTTGCTTTTTCAACTCATCATAAGGGTTATACGGATTCATTATTGAGTGAAACCACACAACTCCAGAGTTTGGACGCATACATTCCGCTATAACAGGCATGTGACCTTTAGGACAACCAGACACATGAATATGTGTTGGCTCAAGAAGGTCTGCAATTTGAGTTTTCTTAAATGAACAGCCAGACACATAGTCTTTAACCACCTGCGAATAGCCAAATATAGGTGTAAACGTAATAAGCAACTTACCTCTTCTAGTAACAATACGATATCTGAGCGTTTCAACCCAATCCATTGGGACTAACTCATCGCACCATATTAAGTCGCACTCGCCACCCTCAATAACGTCACGCTTTTGTGCGTAATTCATGAAAACGCATTGAGAGCCATTAGGTAAAACAAATGAGTTTTCAGAAAATCCGTTTTTCTGTGTATATGCTACGTTTGTAATTCTGGTTTTTTTGGAATTTTTTAATTCTGGGGGCATGTATTTCCAGATAACGTCTTGTTGCATTTGAATAGATGACTGACTTGTTGTGTGCAGACACCAAACACGTGCTTTGTCTTTATTTATAAGAGTTTGAATTACTCTTTTGGCAGCCCATTCAGTTTTTCCTGCACGATTTCCACCAAGAACTAATATTTCCTGCTTAGACTTTAGGATGTCATCAGCCACTTTCCAATGGTCTGGTTCAAATCCATGTCTGTATGGGTCTAATTGTTCAGCAAGTATTTTGTCTTCTCTGAGTTGAAGTATCTCAAGAGTTTTTTCTTTTCCTACTTTTGCAACAAGAGCCTTAACATCTGGCATCTTGAGCACTTGATGTTTTCTTGGCTTATAATCATCCAATGATTCTTTTGAATCAGAGTCCATTTATCTATCTCTAGGATTATCTGCTTGGAAACCAATATTGTTTGTAATTCCTGGAACTGCTTGTTCAAGCAACCAAGAAAGATTTGGAGATGCTTGCGGACCTCTTGTTGCTAAATCAAAACCACCAAGCGTAAATGCGTCTGCTACTCTTGGTCCCATTCTAGCAATTGAACCACCAAGTCTTGTTAATGTTGGCATAGATAAGAAATCCTCTCCAGCCTGTACTGGAGTTGCTCTGTATGCTTCGTTAATTGCTTCTGGCATAGCCACAGCAGGAATTGCTGCATATCCTGCTGCTCTTGCGTATGGTGCTGCCGCACTTACAAAACGTGGTACTCCATATGTTGGGGCTGAATATGGTCTAGCCATTTGTCCATTTATAAATGCGTTTCTTTGTTCAATTTCTGCAAGTATTCTTGCATCATCAAGAGGATTGTCAGCCCATGCATGTGCAGCCATGCTTCTTGGTTGTGCCATGGGTTGAAATGGCAGTGCTGGTAATTGACGTGGACCGCCAACAGGAAGCGTTGTGTTATAATTAGGAATTTGTGTTGGGTCTAAATAAGTAACTGGAGGTCCACCTGCACCCATAGCAAATGGCTGTTGTCTAAAAGCAATTGCTTTCTGCATTTCGGCAATGTCTGGAAGACCTTGTGCATTCATCGGAATCCCTCTAGGAGTATTAGCAGGTAATGCTGGAGGTTTTGGAATATCTGGAGAAGCAACTAACCCAGAAACAGGACTTGGTCCTCCTCTTTGACCTTTATAAATAACTTCTTCTTGAAGACCTTTCCAAATTTTTGGCAAGTCAGCACGATTTCTTAACATCCCTCTAATGTCATCCGCTTGATGTTGTCCAATTATGCCTCTGTCTAATGCATCGTTTACTAGATTATTGCTTAATGTAACTTTATCTCCTTTTGGACCAGCAATGCTTTTGCTAAAATTTTCCCAGCGTGAAATTCTATCATTACGTGCGTTAGCAATATCTTCAAGCGTTTGTGGCATTCCTGTTTCTGGATTAACCATATCGTCTAAAAGTTGACCAAGAGTTGCAGGGCTTTGTCTTCCAGCACTTGTAATTACTTTAGGATTTTTCCCAAATGAATTATACAT